AAGATGCTGATGGATTATCAAGATTTAAATCTGGTTTCTTTGTTGATGATTTTAAAAATAATTCATTATTTGATATATCAAATCCAGACTGTAAAGCAGATGTTGATTCTGCGAGAGAAGAATTAATTACACCAACTGATTTTTATTCCTTAAAACCAGAATTAGCTTTAGATCCATCAATTGATTCGACAACTGCTGATTTTTCTAGCGATTTATTACTATTAGATTCTGGAATTAAAAAAACTGGTGATTTAATTACATTGGATTATGAGGAATCAACATTACTAAATCAACCACTAGCATCAAGAATAGAAAATGTGAACCCATTTGCTCAAATTCATTTTGAGGGTGGAGTTGTACTTAATCCAAGTGCTGATACATGGACAAGAAACATAATACTTGATGATGGAACTAGAACAGTATTTGGTGATAGAGAAGATACATTTGCATCACAAGTTTTAGTAAGTAGTGAACCAGATGTCCATATTCGTTCAAGAAATGTCGGATTTGTTGCTTCAAGAATAAAACCAAATACAAGATTTTATGCGTTTTTCGATAGTTCAAGTGGAATCGATATTATTCCCAAACTTATTGAAATTACAATGAACTCTGGTGTTTTCCAGATAAATGAAACTGTTGAGGGTTTTGATGGATCTGAGAGATTAATATCTTTCCGCACATGTCAACCAAATCATAAGTCTGGTAGTATATCAGCACCATCATCAACTTTTGGATTAAATCCATATAATACTTCTGTAAGTTTACCAACCACTTACTCTGCATCATCAACCGTTGTCAATGTTGACATTGCATCTTTAACTGAAGAAGCACAAGGTAGATTTTTTGGATATATTAAAAATGGAATTAAGTTGGTTGGAAAAACCAGTGGTGCAACTGCAACAGTATCAAATATAAGATTAATATCCAGTAACGAAGGTAATTTGCATGGATCATTCTTCTTCAGAGATCCATTGTCAACTCCTGTTCCAGCAGTAAGATTTAAGAACGGTGAAAAAACATTTAAATTAACTTCAAGCAGTACAAATACTTTAGCAGTAATAGGTTCACCTTCAAATAGTGTTGCAAGTGCTACCTATCATACAAGTGGTGTTGTAGATACTGTTAGACAAACTCAAGTTGTTATAAGGCAGTTACCACCACCTCCAGCTCCTGTAATTATAAACAATACAACCACTATAGTTAGAAGGATAGAGGTAGATAGAGGAGACCCTCTAGCTCAATCATTTACAGTTGACGAAACTGGGGCTTTCTTGACATCAGTTGATATCTTCATGAAATCTAAAGATGTGAAGGAACCTTTAACAGTTCAAATTAGAACTATGGAATTGGGCACTCCAACTCTTATTCAACTTCAAGAATTTGCCGAAGTTGTATTGGATCCATCTCAGGTAAATATTTCTGAAGATGCATCAGTGGCTACAAATGTCAAATTCCCATCACCCATTTATCTAGAAGGTAACAATGAATATTGTGTAGTATTACTTGCTCCAACTTCAAATTCTTATGAGGCATGGATTTCAAGAATGGGAGATCCAACAATTGAAACACAATCATTACCTGATTCTGAAAGTGTAATTGTTTCTCAACAATATATTGGTGGTAGTTTATTCAAATCACAAAATGGTAGTATTTGGACACCAAGTCAGTTTGAAGATTTGAAGATTAAAATTAACAAAGCTAAATTTACTACAACTGATGCCACAGCATTTTTCTATAATCCAGAGTTAGATTATGAGAGTCAGTTAGTTCCTGATCTTCTTAATAATCCAATTAAATCATATCCAAGAAAACTTAAGATTGGTATCACAAAAACTACTACCAGTGCCACAGTTAATTCATTAGTTTCTGGAGTTAAAATTTCTGAAGGTAGTGCATCTGCAACTGCACCAATGGGAACCCTTGAAAGAGTTGGATCAGAAATTGCAACTTCAAACAATGCACTATCCGTTTCACGAGTAGGTGCTGGATATTCAAATGGTACTTACACTAATGTAAATTTATTTGCGATTACTGGGGCTGGATCGAGTGCGACTGGTATTGTAACAGTTACTTCAGGTATTGTCACTGCAGTTTCAATTACATCTAGTAAAAAAGGACATGGATACTCAAAGGGTGATCTCGTTGGACTTTCAACTGCAGACATGATTTCTGGTGGTGGTGCACAAATTAGTGTTGATGCAATTTCAGGTGTAGATACTTTATATCTTACTAATGTTCAAGGAGAAAACTATACACTTGGTCAAGATTTAGTTATAAATGGTGCTGTTCCGCAGTCAGGTGCAGTTGATATTACAAGTAATGAAGTTGTTAGTGATCTATTTACTGGTAATGTCATAGAAGTATCTCAATATGGTCATGGTATGACTGCAGGAAACAATAAAGTTGAAATATCAAATGTATCACCAACCACTGAACCAGCTCCTTTGACTGCTGAGTTAGGATTAAATGACAACTTTATTGTTGTTGGATCTGGGAACACCTCTAAATTTGCAACATTTGAGGGCATAACCACATCTAGAGGATATGTTCAGGTTAATAATGAAATTATAAGATATGATTCTGTTGGAGTTACATCAATCGGTATAGCAGAAAGAGGAGTAAATGGGTCTGCAATCCGTGAGCATGGAATCGGAAGTTTAGCACTTAGTTATCAGTTCAATGGTCTATCGTTAACAGGTATTAATACCGTGCATGATATGTCAAGTTCATCAATTCTTACACAGAAAAAGGATATTGATAATTACTTCATTGAGGTTCCAAGAGGATCTGGTAGAACAGGATTACCTGACCTATCAGCAAATGATATCATGGCTTCATTTACAGATGAAAGATCTGGTGGTGGAACTGAGGTTCATGCGTCTAAGAACATACAGTTTGATAAAGTATTACCAAGATTTAACACACTTCAACCCGGAAAAACAAATCTTACATCACAAATAAGAACTGTATCTGGAACAAGTGCTGGTGGTTCTGAGAGTTCTTTCTTAGATCAAGGTTATGAAAATATTGAATTGAATAAGATTAATCCATTGACATCTACAAGATTAGTTGCTTCTCCTGTAAATGAAACAGCGAGATTATCAGATTTGCCAAAAAATAGATCTACTACTTTATCAATGAGATTTACAACCGATGATGAAAATTTATCACCAGTTGTAGATACTATGAATGGATCTCTTATATTTGGTAGAAGCAGGTTAAATAAACCTGTATCAGATTATGCGAATGATGAAAGGGTCAAACTTATAGTTGGTGATCCACATTCGGGAATATATATTTCCAATCGTGTGGACTTAAAAACACCAGCGACATCAATAAAAGTTTTAATTAGTTCTGATAGAAAGACTTCTGCTGACTTCAGAACACTGTATAAGTTATTCAGACCTGATTCGGAAGGTATTGAGCAATCATATGAATTGTTCCCCGGATTTGATAACTTAACAGATACAGATGGTGATGGATTTGGTGATTTAGTGATTGATGGATCAAAGAATTCTGGTCGTGCTGATTCTAAAGTTCCAGCCAACACAAGCGGTGAATTTGTTGATTATCAGTTTACAATTGATAATTTAACAGAGTTTACTGGATTCCAAATAAAAATTGTATTTAATGGTACAAATGAAGCAGAGGCACCTAAGTTTAAGGATCTTAGAGTGATCGCATTGGCATGATACCGGTAGAAGGGCATAAACATCTCTATCGAGATAATAAATCTGGTGCAATTATTAACTGTGATCTCACAGGATATAATATGTACTTGAAATCAAAAAGTAAAAAACAATCTCAACAAAGTCGTTTAAACGAAATGCAAAAAGAGATTGATGAACTTAAATCTCTTCTAAGTCAATTAGTAGAGAAACAGTCCTAATACTCGGAATATAAAAGTATAAATATAACATAGATCATCATATTATTGTATAGATGGCAGCAGTATATGTCAGTAACCTTGTTATAAACACAGGTTCAACATTCCAACAACAGTTTGAACTAGAGAATGTATCTTCTAATTCTGCCTTGGATATTTCTGGATTCACTATCTCATCACAAATGAGAAAGCATGCAGGAAGCACAGGCATCGCAGGTACATTCACAGCATCGATTGCGGATGCGAATACAGGTAAAATTCAAATTGGATTGACAAGTACTACAACTGCCAGTATAAAACCCGGACGATATGTCTATGATGTTATTGTTTCGGATAGTGCAGGTGAGGTCACACGAGTTGTGGAAGGATCCGTTTTAGTAAGACAAGGAGTGACACGCTAATGTCAAACATTAAAGTCAGAGTAGGTCAACAAAACGCTGTAAAAGTTGTTTCTTCACTAGCAGGTAATGTTAGTGGAACCCTAGCGGGTTTGTCTGATGTGAATATAACTAACCCTCAAAATGGTATGGTTCTAGTATATGATGCGAGCACGGCTAAATTTACAGCAACTCTTGAGTTAACACCGGGAGTAACACAGAATTTGGACATTAATGGAGGAAGTTTTTAAATGGCCAGCATTATACGAGTTAAAAGATCAACGGGTGCAACAGCTCCGTCGAGTCTTAATTTCGGTGAACTTGGTTTAACCATTGGAGCAGGAACACAAGCAAATAAAGGAGAAAGACTATTTGTCGGTGATAACGCAGGTAATGTGGATGTCATTGGAGGTAGATATTTCACAGATTTAATGGCACATGGGCCAGGATTGGTGGCAAGTCAATCAAACCCAACAACTGCTGCAAACGGATTTGTTGCAATATTAGACCAGAATAGAAAAGTTGACCAGTGGAATGTAGATAACTTAACTCTAGATGGTAATGTATTTTCCTCTACAAATACCGATGGAGATATCACGATAGATCCAAATGGAACTGGTGAGGTTGTAATCCCTGATGATACTTTCTTGACTTTTGGTACAAGTAAGGATTCAAAAATAGAATATGATGAAAATGGCACGGATCAGTTAACATTTACTGGATCAGATATTAGAATCAATATTGCAACTCAGTCAAATAGTAAAGACACAGGTTCATTATTTACTGAAGGTGGATTGGGTGTAGAGAAGAATGTTAATATAGGTGGTAACTTAAATGTTACTGGCATTTCTACTTTTGCAAGTAAAATAGTAGTAACCAATGGAGTGGAGATTGATAACATTGGTATTTCATCTAATGTAATTGCAACTAGACAAGGTGGTGGAAATCAACTATTCATTGACCCATATCCAGATGGATTAAGTAATGAAGGTACGGTTATCATTAAAGGTGACTTACAAGTTGATGGTACTACAACTACGGTTAACTCTACAACCGCGACAGTAAATGACGCGATAATGAAAGTTGGTGATGTAACTAGTGTAAGAACCGTACTCACAACTGTTGGATCTGGATCATCTACTATTATTATTGATTCTGTTGTTGGTATTAATACAGGTGATGTTGTTACAGGAAGTTCAAGTATTCCTAACAATAGTACAGTTCATTCATATGTTTCACCAGCTGGTGGAGTCGGACTCGGAACAATCTTTATTAGTAATAATACAACTGCAGGTATTGTAACAACAACTCAGTTAACAATAACTCATGCATTTGATACAAATACTGATCGTGGTATTTCATTCAACTATAATACTGCGACTGGTACTGCTAATACAAAGGTAGGTTTCTTCGGTTATAACGATAGCACAGGTGAAAATAGTAATGCACCAGCAAGAGCGTTTACATATATTCCTGATGCAACTGTTAGTAATGAAGTTGTTACAGGTACAAGAGGTAATTTAGATATCAAAGGTATCTATTATCAGTCTGGTGATTTCTCGACACATGGTGTTGTATATTTTGATAGTGATGGTTTACAGAACTCAACAACTGCTCCAAGTGCAGCTACAATCACATCAACTCAGTTATTAACTGCAGTAACAGAAATAGCAATCACATTAGGTAGTGCACAAGCAGTGACTGCTGGTGATTTAGTTACCCAAGCGGGTGGTGGTACACAACAAGGTGTTGTAAAAACCTCATCATCTGGAACAACAGTTACATTGATTGGTGTTACTGGAACATTTAATACTTCTGCTGATCTAATCCTAAATGGTGCCGGAACTGGAAAAACACCTACTGCTGTATCGACTACATATACTAGCAAGCCCATGTGGACAACGACCATAGATGGGGGTACCTTCTAGCTTTAACAATGGCAAACTCTAATAATGATGTTGATGTAAACACTTTGATTAAAATTTACAATCAAAAAATTTCTACATTAACAAACCAAAATATTCTTTTGGAAGCGAAATTGACAACTGTAATGACAGACTTTAATGATGAGAAAACTCAATTAGCAGCAAAAGCACTTGAGTGGCAAGAAAAATACGAAAATCTAGCAGCTGAGGTAGAAGCAGAATAATGGCACAACCATCATCAAGACAAGGATTAATCGACTATGCATTAAGGAAGTTAGGAGCTCCTGTGCTGGAGATTAATATTGATGATGATCAGATTGACGATCTCGTTGATGATGCGATTCAAATTTTTAACGAGAGGCATTTTGATGGTGTTGAAGAGATGTTTCTCAAACATGAATTTACCCAAGATGAATTAGATAGAGGTAAAGCAACATCACAAACTGACTCAGATAACACTGCTGGTATCGTTACAACAACAGGTACATCTACTGCAATCAGTGGTTATGGAACAACAACTTCAAGTTTTGTAGAAAATTCTAACTTCATTCAAATTCCAGATTCAGTTATTGGAATTGAAAAGATATTTAAATTTGATAGTAGTTCCATTTCAGGTGGAATGTTTAGTATCAAATATCAGTTATTTTTAAATGATTTGTATTATTTCAACTCAGTTGAATTGTTACAATATTCTATGACTAAATCATATCTTGAAGATATAGATTTTTTACTTACACCTGAAAAACAAATAAGATTTAATAAGAAACAAAATAGGTTGTATCTTGACATGGATTACAACTCGATCAATGTTGGAGATTTTATAGTCATTGATTGTCAAAGAATATTAAATCCAAATGATTTTACAAAGGTATATAATGATCCATTCTTAAAAATGTATTTGACTGCATTAATGAAAAGGCAGTGGGGTCAAAACTTAATTAAGTTTAGAGGAGTTAAACTCCCCGGTGGATTAGAATTAAATGGAAGGGAAATATATGATGATGGACAAAGAGAAATAGATGCTATCTTACAGAAGATGCAACTCGAATACGAGTTACCTCCTCTTGACTTTATCGGGTAACATGTATGGCACTCAATCCATTTTTTCTACAAGGATCTCCCGGTGAACAGAGATTAGTTCAGAATCTCATAAATGAGCAGTTGCAAATTTATGGGGTAGAGGTTACTTATATTCCAAGAAAATTTGTAAATAGACAGTCTATCATCGAAGAGGTACAATCATCTCGATTTGATGATAATTTTTTATTGGAAGCATATGTGAATACCTATGAGGGATATTCAGGTGCCGGTGATATCATGACAAAATTTGGTGTAAGTTTAAGAGACGAAGTTACACTCACTATATCGAGAGAAAGATTTGAAGATTTCATATCACCATTTTTAGATCCAACAGATTATGAGTTAGCTACAAGACCAAGAGAGGGTGATTTAGTATTTTTCCCATTAGGGTCAAGATTATTTGAAGTAAAGTTTGTAGAGCATGAGCAACCTTTCTATCAGTTAGGTAAAAATTATGTTTATCAACTTCAGTGTGAACTATTTGAATATGAGGATGAGGTTATTGATACATCTATTGATGAAATTGATACACAGGTAGAAGATCAAGGATTTATCACAACACTTAATCTTGTTGGTTCAGGTGCAACTGCAGCAGCATCAGCAACTCTTGCACCTGCTATTTCTGGTTTCTTAAATTCAATCACAGTGTTAAATGACGGGTCTGGTTATACATCAACACCCACAGTATTCATCTCAACTTCAAGAAGTGCAAATGGCACTAATGCATCTGCTGTTGCAATAACAACTGAAAGAAGCGGTGTATTCTCAATAAAGGAAATTGTTTTAACAAATGCAGGTGCTGGTTATACAGTTGCACCAGATATAAGTATAATTGGTGGTGGAGGTAGTGGTGCAATCGCAACATGTGGCCTCACAACATCTGGAAGAGGTGTAATATCATATACACTCACAAATGATGGATCTGGTTATACAACTGAACCAACTGTCACTGTAGCAGGGCCTAGCGGTGCTGGAACGACTGCAATTGCCACTGCCGTGATTGACACTGGAAATGCTAAAGTATCGTCTATAAGACCCGTTAACCCCGGTGTAGGGTACACAGTTGCCCCAACTGTCACAATCTCAGATCCAAATATAATTACAGGTCGTGGAAATTACTTATATAATGATCTTATTGTTGGTCAAACATCAAATACAGAGGCATTAGTTAGATCATGGGATGCAGATACAAAAGTTCTTAAAATTACAAATGTTGGAATTGGATCTACTGTCAGTGGATTTATTCCGGGTGAGGAAGTTAGAATACAAACAGGTATTGATCCGGGTACTGGACATAGAATTCATAAGACAGTGTTCGTATCTACAGGAACAACTACTGGAACAGTTGGTGTATCAACAACATTAATTACGGGAATCAATACGACTGGAATATCTGTAGGTGCTGCGGTATCTGCAGTTGATAATGTTATTGGTATGGGTGTCACCGTAATTTCAATTGGTGCAGGAACAATAACTTTAGATTCTCCTAGTCTGAATACATCCTCATCATCGTTTACACTTTCAACAGGGACAACATCGTTTGTTGCATATAATGTTCGTCAATATGAACAAGAGGATAAATATGATGCATACAGTGATAATGATGAATTTGAACTGGCTGCAGATGAAATTGTTGATTTTGCGGAATCTAATCCCTTTGGTACATACTAATGTTAGGCACTTATTTTTATCACGAAATACTTAGGAAGACAGTTATCGCGTTTGGAACATTATTTAATGATATTCACATTCGCCATAATGATAATACCGGTAAATCAATTAGCGATATGAAGGTTGCATTGGCATATGGCCCAATGCAGAAATTTTTAGCAAGACTTGAACAGCAAGCAGATTTAAATCGTGCAACTCAAATTACATTACCAAGAATGTCTTTTGAGATGACTAACATTGCGTATGATGCCACAAGAAAATCTACAATCACACAAACATTCAAAGCATCTGATGGATCAAACTTAAGAAAAGTATTCATGCCAGTTCCATATAACATTGGTTTTGAATTAAATATCTTAGTTAAACTAAACGATGATGGATTACAAATCATAGAACAGATTTTACCATTTTTTCAACCATCTTTTAATTTAACTGTAGACTTAATAAGTGTGATTGGGGAAAAGAGAGATATTAGTGTAGTGTTAGATAATATTTCTTTCCAAGATGATTATGAGGGAGATTATGCAACAAGAAGAGCATTAATATATACACTTAATTTTACTGCTAAAACATACTTGTTTGGCCCAGTTGCAGACACACCAGAGGGTCTTATTAAGAAGGTTCAGTTGGATTATCATACTAATATGGATCGTGAGAATAAGAGAAGAGAACTTAGATACACTGTCACACCTAAAGCACTTAAAGATTATGATGCTGACAACACTGCACAATTAACATTTAATATTGGCAAAAATGATGTCAGAATCACCGTCACAGATTCATCCAATTTCTCTGTTGGTGATCGAATTGTAATTGATACTGAGGTGATGAAAGTTGAATCAAAACCAGATGCAAATACTTTGGCAGTTAAGAGAGGATTTAATAGCACTGCAAAAGTAGAGCATCTTGAAAATACTAAAATTAATAAATTAACTACAGCAGATGATAATCTGATTGATATTGATGATGACTTTGGATTTAACGAGACATCAAGTATCTTTACTGATTCATTACAATTTAATCCTGCAACAAGGACAGACTCATGATGAACACAAATTTTAACAGTATTGAAAAATCTTTAAATGTAGAAACCTCTATTGTTAAAAAAGATAATGATAAACCAGAACTACCTAATGTTGTTCTTAAAAAAGATGATGTTGAAAAAGATTACAAATATACAAGAGGTCAATTATATTCATTAATAGAAAAAGGACAAGAAGCAATAAATGGAATTATGGAAGTTGCAGGTGAGAGTGCAAGTCCTAGAGCGTATGAAGTTGCAGGGCAGTTAATTAAATCAGTGGCTGATAGCACAGATAAATTGATGGATCTTCAGAAAAAGATGAAAGATATAGATGAAGAAAAATCAAAAACACAAAATAATGTCACAAATAACGCATTATTTGTAGGATCAACAAGTGAGTTATCAAAACTGCTAAAACAAGGTATTCTAAATAATAATGACTCAGAAACTGCTGAATGATGAAATCCTGTAAAAAAGGATACTACTATTGCAACACTGATAAGAAGTGTAAACCAATTCCCGAAGGATCAGTTCTTCGTGATGATGGATTTTTAATGAAAGAAACCTTAGATGAAAAAGATAAACCATTTGTAAAAAAATTGGTTAAGAAACTAAGAGGTGGTTCTAAAACACATGCTAAACAAGCAGATGATTTAGAAAAAGCAATGAATGAAGAAAAGAAGGGTGATCACGAACCAGAAATGATTCGCAATCAATTGAAGACAGCAGGTAGAGCATCTAAACGGATTGTAAAACACTCACGCAAGAAAGATAATTTCAAAGCATGGGTACAATCAAAGATTACTAAGGCATCCGACTATTTGGACACTGCTGCAGATTATCTTGACAGTAAAGAAGTGAAAGAAGCAGCAAATCCTGCACAGCAGGCTGCGATTGCCATTGATATGAAAAAGAAAGGTAAAAAACCAAAGAACATGACCGAAGAGGGTCTTCGTGCATGGTTTGGTAAATCAAGTGGAACCACTAAGTCTGGACGCAAAGTAAAAGGTTGGGTTCAAGTTGGTGGTAAATATGATGGTAAACCTTGTGCTCGTCAACCCGGTCAAAAAACTACTCCAAAATGTGTCTCCTCCTCAAAGAGAAGATCCATGAGTGATAAAGAGAGAGATAGTGCTGCAAGACGAAAGAGAGCAGCAGATCCTAATCAACCACAGAAATCAGGTGCTGCAGCACCAACAATGGTTTCAACTGATCCAAAGAAAAAAATGAAAGAATCATATGGTGGTAAAGGAGTTTCAAGACAAGCTCGTTTACAATCAATACATCCTCCTACTGCACAAGCAGCAGTGAAAAATATTCCTAGTGAAACCGATAGAGGATCAGGAAACAAAGCGAAGAGAAGAGCAGGTCTACCTGTTGAAAAGAAAAGTCCAACATACAAAGCATATGTTATGAATAAAGAAGAATTTACAACATTACCTTTAAGACTAGAGATTCCAAAGAGTGCTCTAGATTTCAAACAAGGACTAATGTTCCGTGAAAGTTTGGATACAGATAGCGGGATGCTTTTTGTATTTGATAATATTGCACAGCAGTCATTTCATATGACTGAAACAAAAATACCTCTTGATATTGCATTTATCAGAGAGGACGGTGTTATTGAAAGTATTAAGCAGTTAGAACCAAATAATCCAGTTCCAGTTCATTCTGAAGGTGCGATTGAATTAGCAATTGAAGTAAATCGTGGTTGGTTTGCAGAGAATAATGTTGAAGTTGGAGATCAATTAGATGTTGAGTATATCATACCAAATCAAAGAGAGAAGTATCGTTCAGAAACAAATACAATTTATGATATCATAAGTGAAGTAAAAGATAAGAAAGGTAAAGGTAGTGGCACAAAAGATGCTTGTTATCATAAGGTTAAGTCAAGATACTCTGTATGGCCAAGTGCGTATGCATCAGGTGCACTAGTTAAGTGTCGTAAAGTTGGTGCTGCAAACTGGGGTAATAAATCAGAGGCATATGAAGTAACTAATGCTGACAAGAAAGGCAACACACCAGCGTATCAAGGTTATAAGGCAGGTAAGAAGAATGTAAAAACAGGTGAACCACTTTACAAGGCAGCACCTCATATGAAAGAGGAAACTGCAATAGAGAGTGAATTATTAGTTCAAGATTGGAAAAAAGATGATATTAAGTTTACTGAAGTTGAAGCAGTGGATATCATTAAGCCAGAACCACTTAATCCTTCTGACTGGAGATCTGATTTGGGAGAAATGAAAAGAGATGAGTATGGTGATCCAGTAGGAGGGCCAAAGATCTCTAAAAAACAGAAAGCAAAGAATCTTGCATCAAATACTCCTGATGAACAGCATACTACAGCAACTTCTGAAGGTATGGCATATGGTATTACTAGAGGATCAGGTAAACCATCCGGTCAAATGGCAGCATTTGGTAAACAGGAGAAGAAACCAAATCCATATGGTAAGAGAGCAAAGTTAAAGATGATTATCAAGAGCATCGCTGAAAGAGAAAGATCAAAAGCAGGTGTAACAAGTGAAGAGGTCGTAGGTGAAGCAGGGGTGAGTGAAAACTTCATGCAAGACAAAAGTTATGTACAGAGATATAAAAAAGCTGGAGGGTATCTGAATACACCTGCAAGAAAGAAAGCAGATGCTGAACATGCAAAAAATAATCCTAAAAGAAAACCGTTTGAACCAATAAAAAGAGGAACAATGGTTGGAAATAAATTAAATGATGAGGTACAGTATGAAGCAAAGGTAGATAAAGTAAAATCACCAATTTATTCTCTACCAAGAACACAAGCAAGAAATGAAAGAAGATTTGGTAAGAAAGGAAGCCTAGAACCTCAAGGATACTTTGGACAGAAACCCTCACAGGCAGCTGAACTTAGTAAGAAAAGAACAGATGAGCATAAAGCAAAAAGAGGTGTTAAGACAAAAGGAATGAGTGAAGAGATTGAAGTTGTAAATGAAGTAAGTGATAAACTTAAAAAAAGTTATATCAAAGGAGCCACAAAAGATATAGAAAAATTAAGAAAAACAGGTAAAACACCATCTGGAGAATTAGATACTCCCTCTGCTGATAAAGTTCTTAAGAGAAAAATAAACATAGGTAAAACTATGGCAACTATGAAAAAAGAGGAAGTCGAACTAGATGAAAAGTGTTGGAAAGGTTATGAAAAGAAAGGTATGAAGACAATGTTTGGTAAGAGATATCCAAACTGTGTGAAGAAAAAGGTCGGTGAATCTATGGTAAACTGGAGAGATGAAATAGGTTATGAGGGTAAGGACGAAGTAAAAAAGTTATCTGAAGACGATATGAAGGGTATGAGTGTCAAGTCTGGACACAAGAGACCCACAAAATCAGGTGCTGGAATGACACAGAAAGGTGTTGAAGCATATCGTCGTAGAAATCCCGGATCTAAATTAAAGACTGCTGTAACCACAAAACCCTCTAAATTAAAGAAGGGATCGAAAGCTGCAAATAGAAGAAAAAGTTACTGTGCAAGAAGTGCAGGACAAATGAAGAAGTTTCCGAAGGCAGCAAAAGATCCGAATAGTCGATTAAGACAAGCACGAAGACGCTGGAATTGCTAATTGAATTATGTCTGATAATGTTTACCTTGGAAATCCAAATCTAAAAAAAGCAAATACACAAATACAATTTTCTCAGGAAAATATACTTGAGTTTGTACGGTGTAAGGAAGACCCTGTTTATTTTGCAAGAAAATATATACAAATAGTATCACTTGATAAAGGTCTAGTGCCTTTTAGGATGTATGACTTCCAAGAAAAACTCGTCAGAAACTTCCACGAAAGTCGTTTTAACATCTGTAAGATGCCTCGGCAGACAG